TTGCTCTTAGTAGATTTCATAAAATAAGACTTGGATCAGGTATTTATGCAAAGATCGAAGGAGAATCAACGAGTTGAATGAATGGCATTATTAAGACAATTTACTACAAATTTTTCATCAGGGGAGTTATCCCCTCTTTTGTCATCTAGGGTAGATGCCGAGGCTTACAGAAATGGTGCTTTTAGACTCCGTAACGTAAGGTTAAAGGCTCAGGGTGGTTGCACTAGGCGACCTGGGCTAAGATACCTTCAGACCCTCGCAAATGAGGACTATCAGGCAGAACCATACGTTTATGATGAAGATGAAGCATATATTCTGCTTTTTAGTAATACAAAACTAAGAATTGTAGATATTTCAGATCCAACAAATCTATTGCAAACAATAACAAGTTGTCCTTGGACTACTGCAATGATTGGCAGTTTAGTCGTGACACAAAGTGGTGATACTATGTTCATTACTCACCCTGATATGGCTATGCAAGAATTGACAAGAACAAGTGCAACAAACTTTGCTAGATCAGCATACGAGTTTGACACATCATCAGGTATGAAATTTCAACCATATAATAAATTTGCAGCTGGTAGTGTGACCATTACACCAAGTGGAACAAGTGGATCTGTTACATTAACTGCAAGTTCAACTGCATTTACATCATCGTACAATGGGCTCTATCTTAGACTAGTAGATTCAGCGAATACAGTACGTCATGCACTAATAACTGGTTACACAAGTGGCACAGTAGTTACTGCAACCTTATCAGGAGCTATAGCAAATACCAATGCTATTACAGAATGGGGTGAACCTGTTTTTAGTTCTGTAAGAGGCTTTGCAAGAACAGTAACTTTGCATGACCAGAGATTAATATTTGGGGGGAGCAGAGATTTACCAAACTTTCTATTTATGTCAAAGATAGCAGAGTTTACAAATTTTGATGTAGGAACAGGACAAGATGACGAATCAATACAAATCCAAATCGCAGAAAACCAAGTATCAGAAATTAAGGCTTTGCAATCATTTCGATTTCTCACAATCTTTACTTCTGAGCAAGAACTCTTTGTGCCAACAAGTGAAAACAAACCTCTTACACCCTCGACCATTACAGTTAAGAAACAAACAAGCTATGGTTCAGGATCAGTTCAACCTCAGGAATTTGATGGAGCAATAGTCTTTCTTACAAAATCAAAGGGCGCAATTAGAGAATTTATTTTCTCAGATATCTCACAAGCATATAATTCTGACTCAATAACATTATTATCTGAGCATCTAATAGGAACTCCATCAGCTATTGAAGCACAGAGAGAATCATCTGACCAAATGGAGGGTTATCTTTATCTATTAAATGATGAAGGACATATGCCAGTATTTATGTCTATTAGAAAAGAAAAGGTACAAGGCTGGGTAAGATACGATACTGATGGTAATTTTAAAAATATGGTTAATGTAAATCGACAGATATTTACAGTTGTAGAACGTACAAT